GCAGTAGCGATTGCTTATTCTGAAAAACGTGAAGCTGAAAAGAAAAAAGCTAAGAAAAAATGAAAACTGGTTTATACGAAAATATCCATCGTAAGCAAGAACGTATTAAGCGTGAAAAGGCAGAAGGAAAGACTGTTGAACGTATGCGAAAGCCTGGTTCAAAAGGTGCTCCAACTGCCAAAGCGTTTAAAGAATCAACTAAAACGGCTAAGAAATAATGGATACAATTACTTTAAAAAAACCAATTAAGTTGTCAGATGATGAAATTAGAAATATTTTGCATAAATATAAAATTCCTATGTTATATGAGCTAAATTGTGCAATTCGTGAGATTATAAAAGAATATGAGATTTTAAATGGCTACCAAACACGATAAAGCGATACCACACAAGACAACTGGTAAAGGTAAGACGTACAATCCTACCGACAAAGGTGCTGGAATGACGGCTAAAGGTCGTGCTGAATATAATGCTAAGAATGGAAGTGATTTAAAGCCTCCTGCCCCAAATCCAAAGACAAAGAAAGACGAAGGTCGTAAAAAGTCTTTTTGTGCAAGGATGGAAGGAGTTGTTAAACACGCTAAAGGCCCAGCAGAACGAGCCAAAGCATCTTTAAAGAACTGGAAGTGTTAAATGCAAATACCATTTCATATCGATCAAATCAACGAAATATTAAAGTATCTTGATGACGTACCACACAAGTTTAGTCGTGGACTCGTTGACTACTTTAAAAACCATGTTGAAAATCATGTAAAACAAACTGAAGCAGAAAAAGCTGAAGCAGAAAATACAGAAGCAGCTCCAGTAGCAAGCAATATAGAAACACCAGCAAGCTAATGTTTGATGACCTAATGGAGTTCTACCTAACTTGGCTAGAAATGGCAAAAGTTGTACCTAGTAATCGCTTAGAAAGACAACATGGCGAAAAATTAGCACAACAATTACTTAACTTATCTGATAAGATACAAGCACAACTTGATAAAAATATCACAGAAGATGTGAAATAACTTAAGGAAACACAGTATTTTAAATAAGTCCTTGATTTTATTAATAAAAGGTTTAAACTATCAAAATCAACTTCCTTATAATAAAAGACTATGAATGTTCACGAACCAACTGACATAACAAGAGAGGTAGTGCAGACCTCAAGTGGTCTAGGACTGCCACAAGAACAGATATGTGCCTTGATAGGTATACTTGATGCCAAGACACTAAGAAAGCATTATGAAAAAGAACTAGCATTAGGTAAGGCAGAAGCAAGCTCTAAAATATCTAAGTCGTTATTTAACAAGGCATTACAAGGCGATACAACTGCAATGATCTGGTGGACTAAGGCACAAATGCGTTGGAGTGAAACAGTCAAGCAAGAACTCACAGGTGCAGATGGTGAGCCACTAACCATTCAACTATTACCTCAAGACGAAAACGCTTGAAACTCCATAGAAAACAAGTTGACGCTTTAAATGTCATCAATGGCGATTCTACCTATGCCATGTTATTTGGTGGCAGTAGATCAGGTAAGACTTTTCTATTAGTAAGACAAATTATTGTTAGAGCATTAAAAGCACCTAAATCACGTCATGCCATACTAAGGTTTAGATTTAATCAAGTGAAGAACTCGATTATCTATGACACATTCCCAAAGGTCATGGAGCTTGCTTTCCCAAATGTTCAATACAAAGTCAATAAGACTGACTGGTTTATTACTTTGCCAAATGGTTCTGAGATATGGTTTGGTGGACTCGATGATAAGGAACGGACTGAGAAGATTCTCGGTATGGAGTTTGTAACTATCTATTTGAACGAGTGCTCCCAGATACCATATCCATCTGTAGGCATAGCAATTACTCGTTTGGCACAGAAAGTTGAACAGGTTATTGAAGGCAAACCCAATACGTTACTCAAGCCTAGAATGTATTTTGACTGCAATCCTCCGAATAAAAACCATTGGACTTATTCATTATTCATTCAGCATAAGGATGTAGAAACCAAATTACCACTTAAAAATGAGCATGATTACTGTCATTTTCAGATTAATCCGTATGATAATAAGGAAAACTTATCGGATGGCTACTTAGAAACCTTGAACAATTTAAGTGCTAGACTTAGAAAAAGGTTCTTGGAAGGAGAGTTTGCCGATGCGAACCCAAATCAATTATTTAAAGAAGAAGATATTGACAAATGGCGAGTGGAAGACGAACGCTTACCTGACTTTGTGCGTGTGCTTGTCGGTGTTGATCCAAGTGGTTCTGGTGATACTGATAATGCAGATAACGATGCAATTGGAATCGTGGTCGGTGCTTTGGGTGTAGATGGTAACGCTTATTTACTAGAGGATTGTACGGTGAAAGCTGGGCCATCAACATGGGGTAAAGTCGTAGCATCTGCATTTGAACGTCATAAAGCTGATTTAGTATTAGCTGAATCTAACTTTGGTGGAGCAATGGTCGAACAAGTTATACAATCTGCTAGACCAAGAACACCATACAAAGCCGTAAGTGCATCAAGAGGCAAAGTAATTCGTGCAGAACCATTTGCACTTTTGTACGAACAAGGTAAAATTAGGCATTGTGGGCGATTTATTGATTTAGAAGATGAAATGGCTGGATTCTCGACACAAGGTTACATCGGTAATTCATCTCCGAACAGAATGGATGCTTGGATATGGGTATTGACAGAGTTGTTTCCAGGCATGGTGCGAGAACGTGTAGAAAAGAAATTACAACAACCAATAAGAAGACCTATGATGACTAGAAATGGTAATTATGGTGGTACTTGGATGTAGGAGAGAATATGGCAGATAGAGAAAAAGACATTATCGAACGAGCTCACGAAAACTTTAAGGCTTGTTTAGACTGGGAACAAACAACTCGTCAACGATTTAGAGAGGATATGCGTTTTCTATTTGCTGATTCGGACAATCAGGATCAATGGGAGCCGTCAGTAAAAGCTAGAAGGCATATGGCTACGCAACCAATGATTACCATTAACAAGGTACATACACATTGGTTAATGATTGTTAATCAGATGAAGGAGAACAAGCCGAGTATTCAAGTTCATCCTACGAATGGCGAAGCAAGTTACGAAGCTGCACAAATCTATGAAGGATTAATCCGACATATTGAATACAAGTCAAATGCTAAAGTTGCGTATGATATAGCGACTGAGCAACAAGTTGGTGGTGGTATTGGATACGTTCAAGTCATTACTAAATACGCAGACGATTCTACATTTGACCAAGAAATATATATCAAAGAGATTCCAGACGCTATGTCGGTTTATCTCGATCCTCATATTAAGAAGCGTGATGGTTCAGATGCTAGGTTCGCGTTTATCTATGAAGATATGCCAAGACGAGATTTTGAGAAAAAATATCCAAATGTCAGACTTCCTGCTACTAGTCCAAGTGGCAATCAGATGTGGATTACTAAAGACGTAGTAAGACTAGCAACATACTTCGAGAAAGAAACTCGTAAAGAATGGCTATATTCGATTACGAATGACGATGGATCGACAAGGTTCATGCGTGAGTCAGACATTACTGTTGAAGAACGCAAACTCTTTAATGAGATTATTCGTCAAGGTGGCGAAGGTATTGACAGACGTAGAATTGACAAACACGTTATCCGTAAGTATTTAATCGGTGGACAAGAAGTCTTGGAAAAAGGCATATGGCCTGGCAGTTACATTCCTATTGCTAGACAAGTAGGCGAAGAAGTCATCATCGAGCAAAGACTAGACCGTAAAGGTATTGTTCGCTACATGAAGGATGCTCAACGTGCTTATAACTACAATGCGAGTGCTGCATTAGAATATGGTGCATTGCAATCCAAGAGTCCGTATGTTGCACCTGTAGAAGCTATCGAAGGATTAGAAAACTATTGGGCAACTGCTAACGTAGAGAATCATGCTTATCTACCATACAACCATATGGATGAACAAGGCAATCCAGTACCAGCTCCACAGAAAGCACCAGCTCCAATGGGTGCTCCTGTTTACATGGAAGGTATGCAAGCTGCCAACATGGAAATGATGATGACATCTGGTCAGTACGAACAAACTTTTGGCGAGCAAAGCCAAGAGTTGTCAGGTGTTTCGATTGATAAGCGTGTTAATCAAGGTAATCGTGCAACATTCCATTTCCAAGATGCACAAGCGAATACAATACAGTTCATCGGTAAGATTATTATTGATTTGATTCCTAAGATATATGACACGAAACGTATTGTTAGAATCTTAGGTGAAGATGGTTCTGAAGACCAAATTATGGTCGATCCACAAGCTAAAGAAGCTATCTTGCAAAACGAGATTGAAGAAGAAGCTAAGGTTAAAACTATTTTCAATCCGAATGTTGGTAAGTATGATGTAGTAGCAGAATGTGGCCCAAGTTACGATACGAAGCGTGAAGAAGCGTTTGATGCGATGACTAAGTTATTAACTGCTCAACCAGCTTTGTCGCAAGTTATTGGTGATTTATATATGGGAAGTGCAGACTTTCCTGGTGCTGACAAGTTGCAAGAACGTATGCGTAACTGGATACCTCCTAATATCTTAGGAACTGGGCCATCTGAGCAAGAAAATGCCATGATGCAGCAGTTACAACAGCAACAATTGGTCATTCAGCAATTGACAGAGCAATTGAACGAGAAGCAACAATACATTGCTATTGAGAAACAACGTGCTGACGTAGATGCATTGAATCATTTAGCATTGCGTTATGAGAATGAACGTCAAGACGTAATCGCAGCATTTAAGGCAGAAACAGATCGCATGAAGGCATTAATTGGACAGTTAAGTCCAACACAACTCAATCAAATTACCGACAAAACCGTTACGGAGATTGAGAACGAAGAAGATCCTGGGAAGGAGTATGAACATACCAATTTCGATCCATCACAGGTTATTAGTCAATACTTACCCAACTTACAACAGGAGCAATAATGGAAGATACAGCTACAACGCAAATAGACGCTGAATTAAACCAAGAACCAATAGAAACACCTAAAGAAGAACCAAAACAAGAGAACTCATATAACGAACTGCCTGACTGGGCAAGACGTAGGATGGGCGAACTTGCTGCCGAAAAGAACGCTGCTAAGCAAAAGCTAGAAGAATTACAAGCTAGAGCACAACAGCAACCAGAACAAACCTATGCTCAACCTCAAGAGAATATTCAAGAACTAGCAATGACTTATGCTAAACAAATAGCAGAGCAACAGGTTCAACAACAATCTTTTGTGGCTAAGATGACAGAAATTGAGAAGAACGCTAAGGAAGAATTTGGTGATGTTTACGACAAATCCGTAACGAACTTACAATTAGCTGGTGTCGGTGGTCAGGAATTCTTGCAGGCTTTAGCTGCAATTCCAAGTCCTGAGAAAGTCATTACATTTTTAGGTAAGTCTGAAAACATCAATGAGGCAATAAGAATAGCTAATTTAAGTCCATTACAAATGGGAGTTGAGTTGACTAAATTATCTTCAAAAGCAACGAAGGAACTCGGAAAACAGAAGTCTAATGCTCCAGCTCCTGTTGGTGATGTTGAAGGTGGTTCAAGCAGAGCTTTAGGAACTGTTGAACCTAATCC